TCTTTTTCCTGCACCCCAAGTGTCAAATATGTATTTTTCACGTCCCTCTAAAGCATCAGAACCCAAGATGGTTGAATAGGTTTGTCTTTCCGTTGATACTGTTTCCACTTGACCACCATTAAAATTGTAGTAGTCCCAAGCACCAAGTTCATTGATCCAACCAAGACGAATTATTTTTTGGTTTTGGCAGTTAGTTGCAGAATCAAATTCTTTGACAAAATAATAGTATTTGGAACGCAATGAAGAAGTTCCATTTAGATTATCGCACATATACACACGATAATAAGCATAATCTCTAACAGTAGCACCAGAAGGTTGACCATCAAATGTCGCTAAACCTGCGCCGTTTTTGTGTGTGTCCCCGTCATAGTTTTCAAAGTTAGCAGAACCACACCCCGCATATAAAAGATATTCGCCATCACTATTTGCACTTGCAGGTGGCTCACCACCCCGTGTTGCGTCATTTGGGAACGTGTATGTTGCAAGTAAAGTTCCATCAGATTCATAAAACTGCAACCCCAAAAACCCACCATCAGAACCCCAAGCGCTTTTGTTTTGAAAGCCAACTGTGTGAAACGTTTCTTCATCAGTTATATAATTAATAAGTCCACTTAGTATTCCTGAAGAACCACCTGGTGCTAAATTTCTTTTTCTTGTGTCTGTTATACTTGGCGCGTTTGACAATAAATACTTTAGATTTGACGCTGTTGTGTAATCACCTAAGGGGTTTGTATCTTCGTCCATAACACTAAACAATTTGAATGTGGCATTTGTGAAATACATAGTAATTTGCACTTCATCAGTTCCACCGTCTTGTTCTTCTGGCGAAGCTGTTGCCGTGGTTGCTCGTTCCCATGTTGCTTTAAAAACAATGGTTTCAACAGTAAGGGTGTTCTCACTAAAGATTTTGCTTGTTGTGTTTTTTCCTAATGTGTGAATCTCTTTTGTTGTGTTAGCTTCGTCATTATATGTTGATTTTATTTGTGTGTTTATGATATTCCTAACATCAAAAATAGCGACTTGGTTTGTTGTTGTTGAATAATTATTTGTTCTTTGTTTTACTGTGGCTAAAAGGTTTGAAGCTGAAACACTATCTTTATATACTCTTAATATATACTTCACTTTATATAGAGCCGCGAGGTCATCTGTTATTCTAATTGTTATTGGAAGTATCGGCCAATAGTTTGTTGGCACTAATTCAGCGTATGTGTTTGCTGTTCCTGTGTATGTCGTTGTTTCTGTTGGTATCTGTGTTATTTGTAGTGTAGCCATTTATACAAAGTATTTATTTGATTTTTTTGTTATATTCTTTAGCAGGTCTTTTGCAAGTGCATTTTCAAAGATAGGCGTAAACGCTTCAATGTTTGATTCAAATGGTGTTGAAAAGAAACCTGTGCCTTCAAGTCCTTTTCTATATATAGAAGTTGCAACAGCAAACTTAATAGAACTTCTTTTTATAAATCTTCCTTTTGCACCTCTTGTTCCACTAAGTCCTTTTTTAATAACCCACTTGTCAATAGCGCTTGGGTTAATCATTTTATATCTTCCTGTGAATGCAGGTTGATGGTCAAAGCTAAAAAGGTCATTTGCACTTGTGCTGTTTAATTGACTTCTTGTGTTTCTTGTTCCTTTAACACCTGTGTCCACAAAGCCACCATAGTCATTCATTTTGAAAATGATTTTTGGTTTGAACTGTGCTTGTCCCTGCACTTCATACAAAATAGAACTTTCCAAAGCTGTGCCACTCACACCTGCTTTTGCGTCTGAAACCTGCACTTTTCCAAAGTCCTGTAGCGCCTGTGTAAAATTCGGATACCCTGCCATTATGTATTATCTGTTTGTGGAACAATACAAAGGTTGTTCTCATTGTTAACTACTATATTAAATGTCCCCGCCCACCCTGTCAGTAAGTTCGCAAACCTGCTTGTGAACGGTGTTAATGTTATTGGCATTTCAATATCTGTTCTTTGATCTGCCCATGATTCTGTTTGTATTGCCTGTCTGAAATTAGAAATAACATCTTTTATTATAAGAAGTGTTTCAGAATAGGTGTCATCAATGTCTGTCATATCTTCTTGTATTTGGTCAGCTACAACCACATCAAAAGAATATGTCAGCGTTTGTGCATCAACAGTAGCAGGTTGTGGTGTTATATACAAAAGCGGAAACTTGTCTGCATCTAACTTTTCAATATCTAAGTCATTTAAACTACCTGAATTAAATGATTGTAGTTGCAGGTGGTTTGTTGCAATATCACTGAATGTGCCAACCATTTGCCTGTAGGTTATATTATTTGGTGTGTTGTTAGAATTTTGCGCCATGTCTTTCTTTTTCTAAAATAAATAAATCTTGTTGGTATGACAAGAATGTTAATGCTTCATATATTTTTGTTTTGGTTATTGGTTCAATTTTAAGTAAATCGCCACCTGACAAATTATACAAAATCGCATACCAACCCCATTTGGTTTTGTATCTCTTTTCTGTTGTTATTCTTCTTTCATGTTCTGTTCCTTCATTCTGTGTCATTTCAACTTCATCAAATAACTGTCCGAATCTTTCAAAAGTTTGTCGCCTAAATGAAAAAAAAAATTGAGAACACCTAAGGCATAACTCATTGGAAGTTCCAACATCAGCTTGTGTTTTTCTGGTGAAGGATCATATTCTTCAACTTGATAGCGCCCCCAATAATCAACACCATCTGTCTGCTTTCTATACAATACAGACATTATTTTATGCAGGTTTTCTGTTGACTCCTCACAGTAGCTTTCTAAGTCAACGAACTCACCTGTTGTCATTTCAGACATATTTGGAATAACACCATACTTGTTATTATTAAATTCAATGTTCTTTTCCATTTTAATGTTTGAAGGATCGTCTTTCGTCATTGAAGTAATAATGTTTGAAATCTTGTTTAAGTCCTTCATTTTAAATTTCTTCAACAGCTTTCTGTCTACATTGCAGAACACAGCAACAATATCCATTGTTTTTTCGTGTTCATCTTTTTGGACTTTAAGTATCTGCATAAATTTTTGATACTGTTTTACCGTTATGTCATTCCAACTTTCAGGAACTATTAATTTAATCTTCTTCATTTTTTATAAATATAAAATTATTGTTTTTGTCTAACTAATATAATACTTGCCAGAATAAGACACCATTAACTTGTTTAGGCACACATACCTAACAGCATCAATACTGTGGTTGAATGCGTCTATTGGTTTGTTTGTTATTTCATTATTCTTGTTTTTTATCCACTTGTAGTTTCTAAACTCTTTGATTGCATTCACACTTCTTTGTGTTATGTTCAGCTTGTGCCTTCGCATTACATCAATACCAATCCTAACACTGTCTGGTCCTTTCTTTGCACCTTTAATATTTATACCACCCATGCGAAAAATTTCTTCAATACTCTTGGGTTCGCTTGAATCGGCAAATATTTCAATGCTTCTGTCAATACCTAAGTGTTTGATTTTGGTTGCAATGTCTTGGTTGGTTAAACCCCTTTCATAAATCAACTCATCAATATACAAATCTAAGTCATGTTTGTATATTTTAACCAAACTTGTTGGATCAGCACTAAACCCAAAGTCAAGACCAAGTGCCACCTCTTTTGCGTTGTCAGGAACTTTGTCCACTATATTAAAGGCGGGAAAAATGGTTTCAGTAGCCACCCCACGTTGCCCTTCACCAAAAACCCGCCATAAATTTTCATCTACTTCTTTTAATCTTTCAATTTCTTTTATTGTGCTTTCTTCTAAAAAGGGGTTGTCTTTATATGTAGAAACATGAAAGTCAACATCATTTCTGTCTGCGTCTATTATTTGAGAATACAACCAATGAAATTCTTCACTTGGGTTGAAGTCAATTATTATCTTGTATGTTGTCCTCAATGCTAATTGAGTGTATTCGTCAAACGAAAATTCATTGCATTCATTCAAAAACAGAACTTCACGTTTACGCCCTCTAACACGCGCAGGTTGGTCTACGCTTATAAACTCGAAGATATTGCCGTAGAGCTCGTATAAAGCACTTGATTTGTTATGATTTGCTTCACTATATAGATTCTCTTTGTTTAGAATGTCAAAGAAATCACGCATACTTGTGCCACGCAAACTTGGGAATGTCTTTCTTGCAATTGTGATATACAAACCTTTTCCTTTGTTTTTATAAGCAAACTCAATTAATGCCAATAGTATTGAATATGTTTTTCCACTTCTTGTTCCCCCCTGCAACACACATATTCTTTTGCTTGATTGTTTTACATCATAATATGGTTTAGCTTGTTTCTTCATCATAGTCATCATATACTTCACCACCAATAACATCAGTGT